AATGTCGATCAACTTCTGAATGTCATCAGTGCGCTGGTAACGCACTCCGGCAGAGCCTACAAGGTAGCCTGATAGCAGGCCGATAATTAAAACTATTAAATACTGTGCCATTTGTTATTCTCCTGCTCTGTTGCGCTGTTGTTCTCGCCTGCTGAGGAACCTAATTTCGTGCGGGTATGACCATATGAAGTATTCTGTGCCAGCTTTATGTACCCTGAATCTCCTAGCACTCATATCAGTAATTGCTCCTATAAAGCACTCTGCACCTATAAAACTACGGCTGCATCCAAAATATTCAACCCTGTCCCCATTTCGCCAATTCCTCCAGTCAGTCATGTTATCGGCGGGTTTTGCTTGATCATCCAAAAACGGGCTTATTTTGCCGAGCGTATAACCCATGCCTGCCAAGACCTCCCGCAACTCTGCCTCAAGGTCAGGGATACATTGCGCTGTTTCGTGTGCGCGTTTTAGTGTGTTCAACAAGTCACTCATTCTTCATCTCCCTGCACCTAATGCGGTGCAGTATCCAAGTTATGTAGTGTGCGTTATGCTTCATATCCCATATCCCTGCGATCATTAATAAAGATATGTATCGCCAAGGCAAAACTTTGCGTAATTGGCACTTATTTCAATAGGATTGGTCTTAATAACTGTGAACCCTTTGTGCTGGTACACAACAAGATTGCTGAACCCACTACAGCTCTCGCAGCGCAGCACCACCCTTACGCCGCTGCGCCGAGGGCTTGGGTTGTTAATTTGCACACTGTCGCACTTTGTGCCTGTTGCTAATGATATTGCGTGAACGCCAGTCTTGGCATCTTCCACTCTAAAAAAAACTTCTACTGCAACTTGATGGGTGTTATCGCCACCACAACATGCACATGCCACGCTTTGTTCCATTACATTTCCCCTTGAGTTAGTTTAGTACATAGCACCAGCATTCAATCATCTGGGTGCAGCACCCGCGCAATTCGAGATGGGTAACCCAAGATTCGGCATTTCTCTTTTACTGTGTGGCAAGCACCTACGCCATCAACCCACCACATCGAATCATCCGGCGCGTCAACAAACTCAGGGTTTGTCATTTCCCCTTCGTCTGTGTATTGACACAAAATCCATCTACTTATTGGCATGGCCTGTTCTCCCAATCATATTCGCACTGTTGGTCAGCCATCTCGTACAGCTTGGCTTCAACTCTTGGCGGCAGATAATCTCGCTTGCCGTTAATGTACTCTCCTGCAAGTACAAGCCATGATTCGCCGTCATCGTCTGTCACCATGTCAAAACTGGCCTTAAACTCAATGCCCAGCTTAACAAAGACTTCTGTGACTGAAGGTTCTCTTCGCATTTTCATAACTCCTTCTGTGTGTGTCATTTAATTGTGCTTTATTTTAAGCACTTCTGCAATGCTTTCAAGCAATCAATTTGCCTTTTAATTGCAGTTTTAACCTCTACTGAGGTTTTGATGCTGATCAGCCTTTCGCCCGATCTCATAGCAACCACCATTCTTTCTGACAAGCCGATCTCAGCAGCCATCCGCGCATTGTCGTAGCCAAGCGCAGCCTGCACTTTTACAAAAGTATGCGAGTCCATGTTAGCTCCTAGAACGGTATATCCTGGTCATCAAATGGGTCAGGAGTGTTCTGTTTAGGAGATTGCCTGCCGTGATTACTGTGCATTGCAGCTTGTCTAACCTCTTGCGGCATTTCGCGCTTGCTGACAGAAAAGGACAGCAAAGGCGATTTTGGGTTTGCATCCGGCTTACGCTTCCAGGCTGAGACGTTATAAATAACGCCATCAATGTTTAAGTCGCCCTTAAAGTCTGGGTGCTTTTCATTCTCTTTCTTTTCGTTCTTCCAGATTGCTCCGCGATTTGTGTTGTCGTAGCTCATATCAATTTCCTTGTCTCAACTGTTGGTAAAATTGGTTTCTTGCGTTTTGGTGGCTCTAAATCTGACTTCCAGCAACTGTAAAACTCTGACAGTGCAAAAATGCAAACATGCCAATATTCCTCATCAAACGGCACTTCCCAGACCTCAAAGCCTTCTGGTGTCCAGCAAATAAAGTGAGCCAGCTTGCGACCAGTTATGAAAAGCTGTCCCTGCACTTGCGGCAGGTACTGATCAGGAACCTTTCCGTATAAGTTCATGCTGGCTGGGCATTTGGCCTCGATCACTATGTCACTGCCGACAAAGCCATCAGGAGTGCATCCCAGCCAGTCATGGCTCGCAGATATAACAAAACCCTGCTTACCACCAGCACTTTGCACGATCTCGCCTGTATGCACCTCATAGGCGCTTATGGCGTGATGCTCGTTCGCTGATCCCCACTGGGTTGCAGAGTTGCCAGCAAACTTCTCCTCTCGGCCTGTAAGCTGCCTCCAGAGCTTTTGGCGGGAGTCATACCCTATGCCTATGGCTGACGCAAAAACGCTCGCAGTCAGCCTGCCTTCACGCTCTGGTGACAGGCTCAAGATATACGCTCTTTGACTTCTGCCAACACATCACCGTGGGCTTCGCGCTGGTCAGGTGTCATTGACTTCCAAGCGGCTCTCAGCTCATCAATATTGGTGCAGGCATGTAGCATCTGGCTCAGGATTGGATCAGGTTTCCGGTCAGGCTTGTGAGCTTGCGGAACATCTTCACCTGCATAGATGTAATGACCCAAGCCGTATAGGGCAAGGCACTTAACTAGGCAGCGCATCATTGCCGTATTGACGGCAAAAGAATCTGGGTTAGCAATGGCTTTATTCTTATAGTCCATCACTGGCAACCACATCTTGCGCTTGCACTCGCCGATGCTGACAGTGCAGAAAACCATCATGGTTCCGTCATTCATTGTCTGAGGCGAATCAAACTCAAAAGTTGCCTCTGGATAATGCTCCATCAGTGTTGACCAAGCCCATGCCCAGCTCAGGTAGGACAGGTTGTTTTTCTTTTCGATGTGATCCGAGCAGTCGATGCTGCTCAGTGTCTGCCATACGTCTTTATAGTTCATGCTAGTTATCCTGTGTGTTGGTTTCAATGTTGACCAAATCTGATTCTTTTTCAGTTAATAAAAGATGTTCATAATGCTTTTTTATTGCTTCGTCTGCTTCGTCTATAGTTTTAAATATCCCTAAATATTGGTGTTTAAAATAAACCTGAAAACGGTTTTTGCTCTCAATCCATGTGCTTGAATATCCAAGGCCTTTTGATGACCGCAAGTTAGACCACTTAAAGTTTGTTGCATCACCGTCAATATGAAATACATAGCCTTTAGGCCATTCTCCGGTCATGTACATATAAGCTAACCTTGAAAGCTGATACCACTTGTAATTAATTTTTATGGCTCCGTTTTCTATGGCTTTTGGGCCAGTAACCGCACCAAGAGCATTTTTGCCCGTGTGCTGCTTAATGATGCGAGTAAACTGTCCGGTGTACTGGTTGTAATGAATCTGGCGTTTCAGCTCATATTTATTGTTTATCATTGCAAAACTCTTGTTGTGTGTGTGCTGCTATTACAGCACCATTAGTGTATCGGATCAAGCACTAAAACGCTTTACTCTTTAAAATAGTTATGCTTAAAATGGCGCACGAACACACAACAGGGGTTAAACAATGAGGCAAACAGGGTACGCCATTGACTGGACAGCCAGCCTTGAGCTTGAGGACAACAAGAAGCAAGACCCGTGGATTATCTTAAACAAGATGAGGCCAGATAAAGATCGTCCTAGCACAAGACTGGCAAACTATGCAGGGACAAAATACGACATTTTTACTCTATATTTGTCCAGAAAAGGCATTGACTTGGGTACAAGAGTAAATGCATACGCCTCCGGCCACTCTAAAGTGATTGAATGCCAGGGCGTGCTTTACCTAACCACCATTGATGGTTTGGTATTTGAGAGGGCAAAACAAAGTTGCAGGAGTATATGATGATGCAATATAATAGCGAGATGAAAACAAAGCCAGTCACAGTGACAATACCGGAAAACGTAATTCATCAGATCAAGAAAATGGCTGATGATCAGGGCAGGAGCTTTTCTAACATGGTGACTGTTTTGTTAGCAGAGGCAGCAAAAAATAAAGCCGCATGACCTTCTGACGGGACTCATACGGCTTCAACACTCACAACGGGAAGCATTATAGCAATGCACTATTATCAATTCAATATCGGCGATTACGCTAGTCACACAGCTCACCTTGATCCGCTTGAGGACATAGCATACCGGCGTATGCTGGACTACTGTTATCTCAATGAATGCGGCCTGCCAGAAGCCATTGAAAGCATTGCCAGAGTCATCCGTATGCGAACGCATTGCGATTGCATTGCGACCGTATTGCAAGAGTTTTTCTTTAGTCATGCTGACGGCACATGGCATCACACGCGAGTAGACAGTGAAATACTAGCCTACAAGGGCAAGTCTGCTAAGGCATCTCAGTCAGCCCGTAAACGCTGGGATAATGTGGATGCGAACGCATTGCCAACGCTATCCGAAGGCAATGCTAACCATAAACCATTAAACATAAACCATAAACCAATAACCATAGTTAAAGATAATGGCGGTCAGCGTTTCACGCCTCCTACACTAAGCGAGGTTATTGATTACTGTAATCAGAGAGCTAACAGTATTGATCCACAAAGATTTGTTAATCACTATTCTGCCAATGGCTGGATGCGAGGAAAAAACAAAATAAAGGACTGGAAGGCTTGCATCCGTACTTGGGAGCAAAACGACAAGGAATCATTGTCAAACAAGGTTGTAGAAAAATATGAGCAAACCGTGCAGCGTTTAACTGATAGATCATGGGCTGGTTAACAGGGGAAAAACATGACACAGACACAACAAATACTGAAACATCTTGAGAAAGGCAACAAACTGACATCACTAGAAGCATTGCAACTGTTTGGCTGCTTTAGACTAGCCGCAAGGGTGCAAGAGCTAAGAGACGTTGGGCGCGACATCAAATCACAACTGGTTAAGATCAACGGCAAGCGGATCGCAGAGTACTGGCTATGAGTGAGCAGTGGGTAGTCAACTCTGACAGTAAGCTTGGTGGCTTTCTAGCTCACGCTGCCGAGCTTTACCGGCAACACAAGTACGTCACCTTTAAGTGGTCAACTGGTCAACAGCGCAGCAGCCAGCAACAAAAAGCAATAGAAGTTTATTGTAGAGAACTTGCTGATACGTTGAATAAATCAGGTTTAGATCAAAGAAAAGTAATGGATTTTATGCGTGAAGGTGTAGAAATACCCTGGACGCAATCAAGCGTAAAAGAAGCGTTGTGGAGGACTGTTCAAATTGCATCAATAGGAAAAAAATCAACTGCTGATCTACATAGAGATGAAGTTTGTAAGGTTTACGATATATTAAATAGGTGGACGTCTGAAAAAATAGGTGTTTCTGTTATTTTTCCAAGTGAGGATGACAAATGAAAACTATAGAAAGATGGGCAAAAGTAAACGATTGTGGTTATTGGGTTAGCGATCAAGGCCGAGTTTTTTCTGAGCCAAGGCAGGTTAGATTCGAGGTGGCAGGTAAAGAATTTTTTAGGCAAAAGAAAGCAAGGTATTTAGGGCTAAATATTTGTCCAAACGGATATCAGCGAGTAAACATTCAAGGAAAAATAATTTTAGTTCACGCATTAGTATCTAAATTCTTTTTATGTGATTACGATAAAATAAATAATACAGTCAACCATAAAGATTTAGAAAAAACAAATAACTGTTTTACAAACCTTGAAGTAATATCTCGTAAAGATAATACAAAACACGCATGGGAAAATGGAGCTTTAGATCATACTTTGAAAAAAGTGATGTGTAATGAAACACAACAAACATTCACTTCACTGCATGATGCAGCAAAATATTTTAATATGGCTGTTGGCAATTTGTGCAGCCACTTAAAGGGTAGGCAAAAAACATTTGGCGGGAAAACTTTTGTATATGCTGAGTAAGACATCTTGAGAAAGTGCCGCAGACAGTCATGCAGGACACCACTACCAACAGCCAAGCTGTCTGACAAGTGGCAGGCAAAAGGATTTTGCAGTTGCGATTGCATGGCAGGTCACGGAATGGACAAGGCTACACAGGCCAGAGAGCGTCAACACAAGCAGGAAACCAAGACCCGCAAGGACAAGATCAAGACGAAGACAGAATGGCTGACAGAGGCTCAGACAGCCTTTAATCAATACATCAGGGCAAGAGATCATGGGCTGGGTTGCATTTCGTGCGGCACTAACAAGCAGGATATCCAGTATCACGCCGGACACTATCGAACCCGCAAGGCTGCACCACAACTGCGGTTTGATGAGGCTCAAGTTTTTTTACAATGCAGTTCTTGTAATAACCACTTGTCTGGCAACCTGATCAATTACAGGCGGGAATTGCTGAACAGGATAGGACAGGCAGAAGTGGACAGGATTGAATGCGACAACACAGAGGCAAGGTTCACGATTGAAGATGCTAAGAGGATTAAGGCAGAGTACAAAAAGAAACTAACAGAATTGAAGATGCGCCAGCCATAAGCCAGCGCACTTTGATTACAGTAGCACCAGCATGAACATGCCAGCGCAGATCAAACAAGTAAGAACACCACAGATGGCATCAATTGTTTTTGCTTTCATTGCTGACTCCTAAAGTCCTGTTAACTGCGGCTTCAAGTGCATCAACTACAAACTGATTCTTTGTCGTGCGCTTAATATGAGCTGACTCAGCAAGACGCTTTCTTAGCCCATCAGATATTCTAAATGTTGTCGGGTATCTTTCATGATCGTGTGTGTGTTGCATGACTACCTCGTGTTAATTAATTAAAATGCCGGAATCAGTAATGTAGCACACAAAGCAAGCAAAGCAAGCAAAGTATATATAATCATGCGTATCAATAAACAGAAGATTGATAGATTTTATTGAAAGGCAAAGTTGATAATGGGTGCAATGGTCTACACCTATTCACGTCAATAGATTTAAGGTACAATCAGGAGGCCAGAATCCGACTGGCATATCCTGTTGTGTGTGTGGTTCCTTTATCGCCCCTGAAACATGGGGCGTTTTTTAATAGGGGTAATGTATGCCGATGAAAAAAGGTTACGGAAAGAAAACGGTCAGCAAGAACATCAAGACAGAGATGGCTGCTGGCAAGCCACAGAAGCAGGCAGTTGCAATAGCCCTGAGCGTGGCAAAGAAGTCCAAGCCAAAAGCAGCGCGGTACGAGTAATGCCAGCAGGAAGACCTAGCAAATACACTGATGACATCTTGGTAAAGGCACAAGCCTATGTTGACGGTGGTTACCTACAGTGTGGTGATGTCATACCGCAAATGGCAGGGCTTGCCATTGAGTTAAAAATAACCAGAGAGACCGTGCATGATTGGGCAAACGACCCATCAAAGCCTGAATTTTCTTACATCGTTGCACAATGTCTCAGGGCGCAGGAAAGAAAACTGCTCAATGGCAGCTTAACTGGTGACCTAAACCCAACGATTGCCAAGCTGATACTGACCAAGCATGGTTACTCAGAGCGTATCCAGCAAGAGCTAACAGGCGCAGACGGTGGAGCCATCAAGACCGAGTGGACAGTGAGGGTTGTCGATGCCCGAAATGACACTGCCAAGTAAACTACTCCCGCTAATCAACAAGCCTAAGCGGTTCAAGATTCTTATAGGTGGAAGAGGCTCAGGTAAAAGCCAATCGGTTGGCGACATCTGCCTAATGGATGCCCAGACCAAGGGCATCAAGACAGCCTGCTTCCGCGAATACCAAGTAACAATGGATGACTCGGTACTCTCTCTGTTAAGCGGAGAGATTGAGCGTCTAGGGCTGCAAGGCTTCAACGTCCAGGCTAACGCTATACAGTATGGCGGTGAGGATGTATTCAAGTTCAGAGGACTGGCAAGGAACCCTGAAGGCATCAAGTCCATGTACGGCTTCAAGCGGTTCTGGGTAGAAGAGGCTCAGACCATTAGCTCTGACAGTCTCAAGGCTCTAACGCCAACGCTGCGGGTAGAAGACTCTGAAATCTGGATGACTGCTAACCCAAGATCAATAGCCGACCCGTTCAGCCAGCGTTTCATCAAGCCTTTCGAGAAGCAGCTCAGATCAGAAGGCTATTACGAAGATGATATGCACCTTATCATCTGGATTAACTACAACGACAATCCATTCTTCCCAGCAGTGCTTGAGCAAGAGAGAGCATACGATCAGGCTAACCTGACGACAGCTTTATACAGGCACATCTGGCTTGGTGAGTTCTATGATGAAGTCGAGGACACCATCATACCTGTTGACTGGTTTGAATCTGCCATTGATGCTCACATCAAGATGGGCTGGAAGGCAGAGGGCGCAATCATTGCCAGTCACGATCCAAGCGACACTGGTGGCGACTCTAAGGGTTACGCAGTCAGGCATGGCAATGTAGTCTTAAATGTCACTGAGAAGATCACAGGCGAGTCTGCTGATGGCATGGACTGGGCGCTTGATCTTGCGCTGGCTGACAGGGCTGACTACTTTGTTTGGGACTGTGACGGATTGGGTGTAAGTCTGAAGCGCCAGGTAGATGCTGCGCTAGAGAACAAGAAAATTGAGTATGTGATGTATAAGGGATCAGAGTCTCCAGAAGACCCTGAAGCAGCATCGTTTGAGGGCGGGGTGCAACGATCAAAGTCTAACCGTGAG